AAGGTAGACACAAACGACAATGGCTTGCTAGAGTTACGCAGGGTTATCATCGGTGGTGAGCAAATCCTATCTAATGAAGAGTGCGACTACGTGCCATTCCACTCTGTATGCCCGATTCCTATCCCACACAAATTCTTTGGTCAGTCACTAGCCGACAGGACAATGGACTTACAACTAACCAAGTCTACTATCCTACGTCAGATGCTAGACAACTTATACCTAACAAACAATGCCCGTGTTACAGCCGTAGAGGGTCAAGTTAACCTAGATGACTTGCTAACATCTACTGCCGGTGGTGTTATCCGTGTTAAGAATCCTCAAGCAGTAAACCAACTAACGGTAGCAAACACAGCCGGTCAATCATTCCCGATGATGGAATATCTAGACGGTGTACAGGCTAAACGTACTGGTGTTAGTGACCTACAGCAAGGTCTTGATACTAACGTGCTTCAGAACACTACAGCAACAGCCGTGGCAGCCATGATGCAACAGTCAGCAGGTAAGCTAGAGCTAATGGCTCGTATCTTTGCTGAAACAGGTGTCAAATCATTATTCCGTGGCATCTTGCACCTACTATGCAAATACCAAAACCAAGCTAAGACAATCCGTATGCGTGGCAAATGGGTATCTTATGACCCACGTGAATGGTCTAACCTATACGATGTATCAATCAACGTAGGTTTAGGCAACGGTAACCGCCAAGAGCAGATTGCTATGCTACAAATGATTATGGCTAAACAGGAAGAAATCATCGGCAAGTACGGTGCTAACAATCCATTGGTGACTGTAACGCAATACCGTAGCACTCTTGGTCGTATGATTGAGATGGCTGGCTTCAAGGACACAACTTCATTCATTAATGAGATTACACCAGAAGTTGAGCAGCAAATAATGCAACAAGCAAGCCAAGCACCGGCTGACCCTAACTCAGAGGCAGCGCAGTTATACGCTAGGGTAGAAGAACAAAAGGCTCAATTGTCTGCACAAACTAACCAAGCCAAACTACAACTAGACCGTGAGCAAATGCAAGTAGAGAATGCTCGTAAAGAACTAGAGTTCCAACAAAAACAAATGCAACTTGAGGGCGAATACCGTATCAAGGAAGCTGAATTGCAATTGAAACAGATGGAGCTAGAGATGAAGTCACAAGCAACTGATGGAAAACTACAGACAGAGCAGCTTAACGCTATTATGTCAGCCATTACTAGCTTGAATGAAATGGTAAAAGGTGGTATAAAGGCTGAACCACAAGATATGGAAGATTACGGTGTATAATACACAAGATATAGTGGGAAAAGGGTAAAATATGGGTTACCAAGCACAAAATAGGCAACAAGACCAAGGGCAAGTTTATTACGATGCTGATACAGGGCAATACTATACTATGCCAGCTAGGCAAAACACGTTTTTTAATCCCGTGCTTGGCATGATGAAAAGTAAAGCGCAACGTAATTATATTAATGACTTTAATAATCAGTCTATGACTGCAAAGCCAGCGCAACAATTTACTCCAATTGATATTGCTGCATTATTCCCAGAGTTATATCAAGCAGCGACAGGTATGCAAGGTGATTCACAAGCTAGTGCCGGTTTACTTGGTGGACAAGGCGCAGCACAATCAGCATCTAGCGGTGCTGGAAGGTTCATGTGACCAAATCAGAGTGGGCAAACAATATGCTCCAAGACCAAAATTTCTTGGAAGTATTTAAAGAGATGGAAGAATTACAGATGCAACGGTGGTCTAACTCACCGCTTTATGATTACGATGAGCGACAAGATGCTTACACAAAGCTAACGGCTATTCGTGAAGTAATGGCTCATATAGTTGGCATGGCAGATGACCGCAAGATTAATGCCAAACGCTGGAAGATTTTATAGTATCTATAAAACGTGGCTAGGCGCACTAGCATTTGGAGATTTAAATGACTACCGACACCAACCCTAACGGGAGTGACACACAAAGTACTGGAACTATCAATGAAGCACAAAACGCATTCTTAGGTTTAATGGATGCATCGGAAGCACCCACAGAAGGGCAAGCAGAAGAGCAACCAGAACAAGAGAATGAGCAGGTAGAAGAGCAACAAGAAGAGCAAGGCGATGATAGCTCAGAGGAGTCTAACTCAGACCAAGACGAACAACGATTTCAAGTTAAAGTCGGTGGCGAAGAGAAAGAACTAACCTTAACTGAACTAAAGTCACTAGCTCAACAAGGTGCAGACTATACCAAAAAAACGCAACAAGTAGCAGAGCAACGCAAAGCACTACAGGCTGAACAACAAGCTATTGAAGAAGCCAAGTATATGCGTGATGCTTATGCAGAACGGTTGCAAGCAATGGAGCAGTTACTGAGTGCTCAACAACCAGTAGAGGATTTAGAGTCTTTAAAAGAATCTGACCCTATCGGTTACGCTGTACGAGTGGCAGAGATATCGCAGAACAAAGAGAAGTTATACGCAATACAAGCTGAAAGACAACGCATTGCAGAGATGCAACAAGCCGAGCAACAGCAAGGAATGCAGGAATATCTATCTCAGCAGGCTGCCGTATTGTCTGAATCACTACCGGAATACAGCGACCCAGTAAAAGGCGAGGCACTAAGGTCAGATTTGCGTAAGTTTGCAAAGAACTTAGGATTCTCAGACCAAGAGCTATCGGCAGTACGAGATGCTCGGCACGTTATGGCATTGTATAAAGCAATGCAGTACGACAAATTACAACAGTCTAAGCCTCAACTAAACAAGAGGGTTAGTGAACCGCCTAAGACGATTAAGTCTGGTAACAGTAATTCATCTGTAAATACTGACCAAGCTAAAAAGACTATGGCTCAATTACAAAAATCAGGCAAGGTGCGTGACGCTGCATCTGTCTTTGAAAACTTTATTTAAGGAATTATCATGGCAACATATCAAACCTATACCAGTATCGGTCTACGTGAAGACTTAGCTGATGTTATTTACAACATCTCACCTACCGATACCCCATTTATGACATCTGTTGGTAAAACTGCAGCTACTGCTGTATACCACGAATGGCAAACTGACAGCTTATCTGCTGTTAACACTTCTAACGCTGTAGTTGAGGGCGCAACTGCATCTGATGCAACATTGTCACCTACTACTCGTGTTGGTAACCGTACACAAATTTCACAAAAAACCATCAAAATTTCTGGTACTTTGGAAACTGTAAACAAAGCTGGTCGTAAATCAGAGAAAGCATACCAATTGGCTAAGGCTTCTGCTGAAATCAAACGTGACATGGAAGCTATCCTATTAAGCAACCAAGTTGCTTCTGCTGGTGACTCTTCTACTGCTCGTGTTTTGGGTGGTCTACAAACATGGTTGAACTCAAACTACTCTGGTGGTACTTCTGGTACTGCTGGTTCTTTGGGTACTACTGCTCGTGTAACTGGTACAGACCGTGCTTTCACAGCAACTATCTTAAACAACGTGATTCAATCTACTTACGTTAACGGTGGTTCACCAACAATCTTGATGGTAACTCCAGCACAAAAAGTAGTTGCATCTACATTTGCCGGTATCGCTACTCGCTTTAAAGATGTACCTAGCAATGTTCAAGCAGCCATCATCGGTGCAGCAGACGTTTATGTTTCTGACTTTGGTACTATCTCTATCGTGCCTAACCGTTTCATTCCTAACACAGACAATGATGACGTAGCATTCTTATTAGACCCTGAAATGGCTGCTGTATCTTACTTGCGCCCATTCCAAACTAATGAGCTTGCAAAAACTGGCGATGCTGATTTAACTCAGTTGCTAGTTGAGTACACATTAGAAGTTAAAAACCAAGCAGCACACGGTATCATCGCTGACTTAACCTAATAGTTAGTTAGATATGTGGGGAGGGGAAACTCTCCCCCATTACGAGGTCTTATGAGTAATACAATATCCAACGGCATTACCAATACATCGTTTATTGATAACGGTGACCAATTAGTTATAGCTAAGAGCCAAGACATAACTGGCATACTTGAGAGGAATAAGCGTGAGTACGCTGCTCAAGACGAACGTAAAACATGGGGCAATGATGCATTGAGTAACAAGGTTGCATCTATACCGCTTACAGTTTTCTCCGAATTAGAAAAGCAAGGCATAACACGAGGCTTTGCTGTGATAGATAAGAAACGATTTAACGAATGGTTAAATAATCCTGATAACAGGGCATTTCGCACAAGGGCAGGGCGCATCTAATGGCATTGACAAACTACGCAGACTTACAGACTACGATTGCCAGTTACCTAGCACGTAGCGATTTAACGGCAATGATTCCTGACTTTATTAGGCTTGCCGAAACACGACTACGCAGGGAGTTGCGTATACGTCAAATGCTAAAGGTAGTAACCACCACAGCAGTAGCCGGTGACTCTACAGTAGAGCTACCATCAGACTTCTTGCAGATGCGTGACCTGCACGTAGCAACAAATCCAGCAGCAACATTAGAGTATCAGTCACCAAGCAACTTATTTCGTAATGCTCGCACTATGGAATCTGGTCTTCCACATCAATACACCGTACTAGCTCAAGAATTTCAACTAGCTCCAATACCGGACAGCAACTATACGCTAAGTATGTTGTACTACGCTGCACCTACATTTTTAAGCAACTCAACACCATCTAACGCATTTATGGCTATCTGTCCAGACTTGTTACTTTACGGTGCTTTGGGTGAGGCAGAGCCTTACATTATGAACGATGCAAGGTTACAGACTTGGGCTTCATTGTATGACCGTGGTGTAACTGCTTTAACAGTATCAGATGACCAAGGCGAATACGCTGGTTCACCAATCTCAATCTCAATAGCAACACGATAAAGGATTTATTATGTCAGAAATGTCCAACTACCTAGAAAATGCGCTGATTAATGTAACGCTACGAGGCACAGCTTACACAGCTCCAACAACAATCTACGTGGCACTTTACACAAGTGACCCTACAGATGCTAACACAGGTACAGAGGTGTCTGGTGGCTCTTACGCACGTACATCAGTAACATTTGCTGCACCATCAAACGGTGTTAGCTTATCTAACGCAGACTGTACATTCCCACAATGTACATCTGCATGGGGAACGATAGGTTGGATTGGTCTAATGGATGCATCAACAAGCGGTAACTTGCTATATCACACTCCACTAGATGCTTCTAAAACAATTGATTCAGGTGATATATTTAAGATTGCTTCCGGCAGCCTTTCAGTAACATTATCTTAGGATAAAACATGGCTCTTATAGTCAAGGATAGGGTACAGGAAACAACGTCTACCACAGGCACAGGTACACTTACGCTTAGTGGTGCTGTATCAGGCTTTCAGACATTTTCGTCTGCTATTGGCAATACTAATACAACATACTATTCAATTGTAGGTGATAATCAATGGGAAGTAGGCATTGGTACTGTCGCTGCCGGCACTTTATCCCGTGACACAATCCTATCATCATCTACTGGGTCTGCCGTATCATTTAATGCCGGTGTAAAGAACGTATTTGTTACCTATCCTGCTGACA